GTAAAATGCGTGAAGCAGAAAGGCAGAGGGATTCAGCCACTGAATACGCAAGAGCTGTCGAACAGCAAAGACAAAGTGATCAGAAGAAATACTTTAAAATGGATTCTGATTATCAAAAAAGATTTGAAGAAAACGTCAAGACAGGTATGGACGCGGCGCAACGAGAATTGGCCGCAGCTATTGAGTCGGGTGATGCTAAAGCTCAAGTCGATGCAAATAAAAGAATTGCTACATTAGCGTTTGAGAATGCGAAAGTGCAGCAAATGAAAGAAGGTAGAGAAGACGTCAAATTATCTGACGGTGGTAAATTACCGGAAAGAACTCCGAGAGCATTACCTTCTCAAGAACCTAGCGATCCTAAAGCGGAAGGCTGGGCAGCTAAAAACTCATGGTTTGGACAAGATAGAGCTATGACGTTCACAGCGTTCGAAATCCATAAGGATTTAGTAGAGAAGGAAGGGTATGACCCTCAATCTAACGAGTATTATGCAGAAGTCGATAAAAGAATCAGAGTTGACTTTCCGCATAAATTTGGTAATACTGAACAACAGAAAACGACTAGACCCGTTCAGTCGGTGGCTTCTGCAAATAGAAGCGTAAGACCTGGTCGCAAAACTGTGAAACTCACTTCTTCACAAGTCGCAATAGCGAAAAAATTAGGAGTGCCACTCGAAGATTACGCAAAACAATTAAAACTCACGAAGGAGGTATAGCGTATGAAAAAACAAGACAATAAAACTTCTCGTGCGAGCCAAACACGGTCAAAGACTGAACGACCAAAAGTGTGGGTTCCACCATCTTCTCTAGATGCACCCCCTGCGCCGGCTGGATTCCGGTACAGATGGATCAGAGCTGAATCGATGGGATTCGATGATACTAAAAATATACAAGGTCGATTAAGATCTGGTTATGAATTAGTAAGAGCCGAAGAAATCGAAAACGCTTCTGACTACCCGGTTATAGAATCGGGAAAATACAAGGGGATGATTGGGGTAGGTGGCCTTTTGCTTGCAAAGGTAACTGAAGAGATCGCACAAGCTAGAACTGATTACGTTAAAAAACGTGCTGATGGTCTAGACGAAGCAGTAACAAACGATCTCATGAGAGAGCAGCATAAGAGTATGCCGATCAATGTTGATCGACAATCTCGTGTAACTTTCGGTGGTACAAAGAAATCCTAATTAGGAATTCGTGGGTTAATCCCTACTATCGATTTAACAACAACCCGTTCATAGTTGATACTATGAACACTTAAGGAGACAACAAACTATGGCAAACCTACAAACACAAGGATACGGTTGTAAAGCTATTGAAGTTCTGGGCAATGGTCCAGCTACTCAAGGGCAGAGCAAGTATAGAATCCTTTCAGGTTTGGGCGTAAGAATCCTCAAGAATGAACCAATTGGACCACAAGATAGTTCAGGTGACGACGGCTACATGCAAAGTTTAGCCCCAGCCACTATGGACGACACTGGTACAGGTGGAGCTTCTTGGGATGCTGACACAACTACTCCAGAAGTATGTGTAGGAGTTTCTAACGGTGTATTTTACATCGATGGAACGACATCAAAACCTACATGGTCAAATTCTGTAGCAGCGAGTCAGACTTTCGCAACAAACCCAAATACAGGTAACAGCGATGGTTATGTTTTCGTTAATGACAACCCTTTTCAAGAGTATATGATGAGAACAGACGCAACTATGACGAACCTTGCGACGTTTCAATCTGACTGCTTAGTAGTTAGAATGAATCAGAACAATGGTGGTGCAGGTGTATCTGGACAATCAACAGCTACTCTTAATTACAGTACCTCAGACAATGACGGCTACATGTGGAGAATGATTCGTTTGGCAGAAGTGCCCGATCAGGAAGACGTGACAGCTGCTGGTTGTGATGTGGTAGTTGTAATGAACAACAGGGCTAATCAGTTCTTAAGAGACGCATAAGGAGTATAGAACATGGCAATATCACGAGCGCAGTTAGTAAAAGAGCTTGAACCAGGTTTGAATGCTTTATTCGGACTTGAGTACAAGAGATACGAAAACCAACACGCTGAAATCTACAACGTAGAATCTTCTGACAGAGCTTTCGAAGAGGAAGTAATGTTATCAGGATTCGGAAACGCACAAGTAAAGGGCGAAGGTCAAGGTATATCATTCGATGATGCACAAGAGACTTTCACAGCTCGTTACACGCATGAGACAGTAGCATTAGCATTTGCTATCACTGAAGAAGCTATCGAAGATAACCTCTACGACAGACTTGCTTCTAGATACACAAAAGCTTTGGCTAGATCTATGGCGAACGCTAAACAAGTTAAAGCAGCAGCTCCATTAATCAACGGACTTCCTTCAGTGGATACTTTTGATTCTGGTGATGGTGTTTCTCTGTTTAACACTTCGCACACTACATTAAGTGGATCATTTGCGAACACATTAGCAACTCAAGCTGACTTAAATGAAACTTCATTAGAACAATCTCTAATCGACATTGGAGAAATGACTGATGAAAGAGGTCTTTTAATCGCAGCTAAAGGTGTTAAAATGATTGTTCCACCTGAAAACCAATTTAATGCAGAGAGATTAATGAAGTCTCAAGGCAGAACAGGTACAGCTGATAATGATATTAACGCTGTCAACTCAATGGGTATGATTCCTCAAGGTTATAGAGTGAACAACTACCTAACTGACGCTGACTCGTTTTACATCATCACTGATGTTCCTAACGGCATGAAAATGTTCGTTAGAGCTCCATTGTCAACGGCAATGGAAGGCGATTTCGATACTGGAAACGTGAGATACAAAGCTAGAGAAAGATACTCATTTGGAGTATCAGACCCTAGAGGTATCTTTGGCGTTGAAGGTGCGTAATAACTAATTTAATGTGGCGGCCTCAAAACCGCCACATTTGCTACATAAAGTAAGAAATTAAACTATGAAGGACTTTAAAATCATTATAATTGCCTACGGATATAGAACGAGCTTTATCGTTAAAGCTGAAGATAGTTCTGAATCTATTGAAAACGCTATAGTTGACAAACTAGGAGAAAATAGTGTAAAGTGGGATGAATCGGGATTTTATGACAAAAGTCGTAAATACATAACCTATGAGGAGGTTATAAATGATCGAGGACCTATACAAACACAAAAAGTCCTTGGAGTTGACTTGGGAGCAGGAGCATCTTAAAGAAGGTAGATACACTCTCAATATGGTCAGAATTGATGATAAAATTAGAGAAGTCATTACGGCCATTAAGCTTGAAGAAGCTAAAATTGCAGACAGGGAAAATGCAATTTTGAATTCAGCTCCAGAAGTGTCAGTAGCCACTTAAGTTAAAAAAAGCTACATCACTGAAATTAGCACTTCATTACAGGATCTCTTGCACTATATACAAATATAGCGTATAAAAGCTTTACTAAGATATATAAATCATAAAATTGGTTGCTCTTTTCTTAGTAGGAGTAACTGGCGCGAGGAGGCGCTGATTAATATGACTACACACTTTTCAACTGGCGTAACAAACGTTAGAGGTAAGCAAGGTGGAACATCCTTGTTTAGTGGTATTAAACAACCCCTAATTACTGGAGGCTATAATCAAGAAGTCGCTTATCAAAACGACTGGCTTCATTATAATTCAGCTGATTGGGATGTAACATCTGGTGGTGGATCTGACTATCAATTAGTAGATTATGCTGGCGGATGGTTAAGACTTGGAGATGATGCTCCAGCAGCAGGTGAAGTTACTGGTCTTTCTGGTAAAGAAGTCTGGAACTATAACTCTGGTAAGCAATGGTGGTATGAAACTAGAATTGCTGTATCTGATGTTAGTGATGGAAACATTTTTGTTGGCTTTGCTGACAATGCATTTGTTGATCCAGCAACTGTACCAACTGACTGTATTGGTTTTTCTCACTTAGAAGACACTACAACTATTCAATTCCTATCTAGGAAGAATGGTGCTGGTGTATCTTTTGATATGAAGGACAGTGCAGCTGGAAGTACTTATACTATAGCTGACTCTAGCATACCAACTCAGTCTGCAACTCAATTTGAAATTCCATCTAACTCTGTTAGATTAGGTTTTCATTTTCAACCTGCAGGTACGGAAAATAACCAAACATCGGCTCAGTATAAACTTTACTTAGACGGTAATTGTGTTGGAACGCAAGCAGCATCAACTGTTCCTGATGACATAGCTTTAGAACTAAAAGTTTTCATAGAAAACAAAGGTACTAACGCTAATCAAATAGCAACAGATTGGATACAAACTATCCAACAAAGATAATAATATTATTCTGGGCTCCTTCGGGAGCCTAGATAATTAGGAGAT